GCAGGATCAACCAAGATAAAAGTTCTAAGTATGCAAAAAACGCTTTAAATAGGAGACCCGGTGTGTCTGGTTTAGAAAATAAATTTCAAAACTGGAACATTAGGAATTACAACTCTAAGGTGGTGTATGAGCATATTTCGATCCCGCTTCCGACATACGTCAACGTGCAGTATAAGCTAGTATTAAGAACGGAATACCAACAACAGATGAACGATATTATGGCAGCCTTTTATACCAAACCTAACAGTTCTTCAGTCAACTCGTTGTTCATTGAAGCCGATGGGCATCATTTTGAATTGTTCATAGACGGCAATTTTGCCCAAGCAAACAACAGCTCTAATATCGGCAACAGTGAAAAAACCTATCAGACAACTTTAACCTTCAGGGTTCAAGGATATCTTGTAGGTGCTGACGAGAACAGTGATAAACCTAAAGTTGTCGTGAGGGAGAATGCAGTGGACCTTGTATTGTCTAGAGAAAGAGTGATCACCGGTGACGTTCCACAGTACCCCACGTCGACTACAGAGGATCCGGCTCCGGAAGACGATGCAGATTCTTCGGATTAGATAGAATAACTGCCAGAAAACGCCCCAGACATTAATAATTAAGTAAATAAAGGAATTTTGGATTTTCACTCTTTTATGGACTATTTATTCATGTAGATAGCGGCACTTGAACGTGCCCTGTGAGACTTCTAAGATTATTAAGGAGACATAAGAATGTCAATTGATAGTTATCGCTTCGTATCCCCCGGTGTTTTCTTTCAGGAAATCGACCAGTCGCAAGTAGTTGCGGCACGCCCCGAAAGAGGGCCTGTTATTATTGGTAGATTCCCAAGAGGACCGGGGATGAGACCTATTGCAGTCAATAGTGCTGCAGAGTTCTATAACTTATATGGTAACCCCCATGCCGGCGGCGGTCCCGCTGGCGATGCTTGGAGAGGCAACCCTCATGGAGGGCCTACTTATGGCGCATATGCCGCAGAGGCGCACTTAAATGCAGCCGTATCCCCGGCCACGATTTTTCGTGTCCTTGGAGAAGCAAACGCAACTCCCTCTTCGGACAACTATGCTAAAGCCGGTTGGACAACAAGAAATGCTGCTGGTGCTCAAGTAGTTCCTAACGCTGCTGTTTCTAGTAACGGTGGAGCATACGGATTATTTATTATGCCTTCTGGCTCCACTAAGGCTATGAACGTTACTGGTACTCTGGGAGCAGTCTTCTACCTTACTGAAGGTAGTGTACAGCTTCAAGGTATGGGAGAAGGTTCAGCCACAGCAGCAGATGGCTCACTTACTGGCCATTCTAACCAAACTGCTAGCCTTGGCTCTCTAATCGCCTCTGATTCTGATGCTGGAGTTGCCAATGCTTTCAACATTCGCTTCCTTAACAGTGCCGGCGCAGTTGTTGATTCGGCATATATTGATTTTAACCGCGATACCGATAGTCGTCACGATACCGAGTGGTGTCGCAACGCACTTAACACTGACCCAGCAGCCTGTAACTCAAATATTAAAGGTTCTGCGAAAACTTATTGGCTTGGCGAAACTTTCGAGAGTATGATTAAAGAAAAGGTCACCGAGCAGCAGTCTGATGCAGGTAAACAATACGGCGTCATTCTTCCGCTACACGATGGAACAAACAGTTATGCAGACCACAGAGAAGATTGGTCGAATCCATCTACTGGATGGTTCTTTTCTAACGATAGTGGTGTCGCTGCGTCTTTCGACGTTTACAACATGACCAAGTTATTCAAGTTTCATGCTATGGATCACGCTGAGTGGGCTCAAGAAAACATTAGAATTTCAATTGAGAATCTTAGACAGTATACCAGCAATACTTACAAATACGGTAAGTTTGATGTTGTAGTGCGATCCATCGGTGGTAGAGAAACACCCACCGGCGTGCTTGAGATTTTTACAAACTGCAACCTTGACAGAAGATCGCCCAACTACATTGGTAGAAAGATTGGTGACCGCTACGTCTCTTGGGATGCCACTAACAAGGTACAAAGAAACTATGGTTCGTTTAACAACAACTCTTCTTATATTCGAGTCGAGCTAGCTGAGGCCTTAGCTGAAGGATCGCCCGAAGGGCTGCTTCCATTCGGTGTCTACGGACCTCCAAGACTTCGCTCTTTCTACGTTGCATCTGGTTCGACCGGATTCTTCTCGGGTTCTGAGTCCCGCTCCACTTCTGGAACGGTTACCTCGGGCTTTGGGCACTATGCAGATACTGCATCCGAAGGTGTCGCCGCTGTAGTCACTGAGGGCGTAGCAGGTAGGTTTGCAACTGGAGACGGTTCGGCAATGCCCGCAACACACCCTGTTGACTCTACAGTCTCTGGTGTTGCTGCATCAGCTACAGATGCTCTTGATTTTGGTTCGGCTGGAGGCACTAATGGTACCTCCGATAACGACGAGGTTATTTTAACGATCCCCGAAGGAGTCGGAGGCTCCGGAGCCGCGACAACTATTGTTGTTGTAGGCGGCGTTGGCGTCCCCGGCGCGAACATTGTTTTTGTTCTGCGCGACAGTTCGGATGATGAGACCGCAAAACGAGTAAAAGCAGCAATCAACGGATCCGGCGATGCGAATTACGAAGCGGCTGAAATCGCTTACGGTTCCGGAGTGACTGGAGGCGCCACTGGAATTCAGGGAGTTACAGCAACTGCTGGATCTGGCGCGCACTTACTCACTCTTACGGCCGATATTCCCGGCGTTGCAGGTAACGCCGGCACAATAGCTGATGGATCAGGCGCCGTTGACGGCGATATCGCTGCGGTAACCACATTCACCGGCGGCACTGCAGGTGAAGTCTGGTTTGGAGCTTCTGCCGGATGGGAAGGTGCCAACTTTAAGATTGAATACCCTGCTCCCAAGCTTGTGCAAACTGCAAAGATTGACGGAACCTCCACGTTCCACAGACTCTTCGGTGTTGAGTGGGCCAAGTGGAAGACTTCTGGAAGTTCTGGAACCCCACTTGAAACTGCAGGAGGACAACTTGACACAAGCGTCAAAGAAACTCTTCGGAGACTTCCCGCTTCTGTTGCTTCCGCAGACCCAGCTAGTTCTGCAGCCGTGGAATACTCATGGGTCTTCACTCTTGATGATGTTGTTTACAACTCGACAGGTTCTGAAGGATTTTATGTCTCTGGCTCTAGAGCAGCCGGAACAAGTTATACCGCACTTAGCGGAGCTTCCAACAGCGACAGCGATGGTTTGTTGCAGCTTGGAACTGATAACAAAGGTTTCCATGGATTCTCTACTTTCCTTTACGGAGGCTTTGACGGACTCGATATTTGCGAGGCTGAGCCTTTTAGAAACACGCTTTTGGATGATGCCGAAGGCGATGCCACCAAGGTCGCGGCCTATAACTCTTTGATTAGAAGTATTGAAACCGTCGCGGATCCTGAGTACGTTGAATGCAACGTAATGGTTGCGCCCGGTATTACCGATACATACGTGACTGATAAGCTGGTTAACGTTTGTGAAGATCGCGGTGACGCATTAGCAATCATTGATCTTGCAGGCGGATATGTACCTGAAACTGAAAACGCTTCTGCTGAATCTGCTCGTCGCGGCTCGGTCAAGTCTGTTGTCTCGACTAAGAACGCACGCAATATTGATTCTAGTTATGGCTGTGCCTACTATCCTTGGGTCCAAGTTAAGAGCGCTACTGCCGCTGCAGGCGGAGAGGTATACGTACCACCTTCCGTAGTTGCATTAGGTACCATGGCTTTCTCTACTGCTAACTCTGCAATTTGGTTTGCACCAGCAGGATTTACAAGAGGCGGCCTCGATAGTGCAGGCGCACGCCCCGGAGCAGCTGGCCTCAAAGTATTAAACGTTAGAGACCGACTTACATCAAGTGATAGGGATTCTCTATACGAAGTCAACATTAACCCGATTGCTAAATTTCCAGCAGAAGGTATTGTAGTGTTTGGTCAAAAGACACTACAGGCAACAGCTTCAGCGCTAGACAGAATTAATGTCCGTAGACTTATGCTACACGTTAAGAAAGAAATTTCTATCATTGCAGCTACGACTTTATTCCAGCCAAACGTGTCTGATACATGGACACAGTTTAGGACTGAGGCGAATGCTCTCTTGTCCGCTATCCAAGCTCAATATGGTATCACCGAGTTCTCTGTTGTTCTAGATGACACTACAACCACTGATGACTTGATTGACAGAAACATTCTCTATGCTCAGATTTACCTTAAGCCAGCCAGAGCAATTGAGTTCATTGCGGTTGACTTTATTATCTCAAGCGAAGGAGCATCTTTCGCAGATTAAAAGAAAAAACCAACATGAATGACTATATAATAATATACAGGAGACCAATTTAAAATGGCAGCACCCACCTTTTGGAAACAATCTACTACTGAGCCGAAAAGAGCTTATCGATGGTTCGTGACATTATCCGGCATCGCAACCAATACTTTAGAATCATCTGACGGCACCTTCACAGGCAACAGCCTGACTTATGCCGCTAAGAGGGTTGATAAGCCTTCTATTAGCATTTCGTCTTCTGAGCATACATTTATTAATCACAAGTTTTACTACCCGGGCCGTGTCGAGTGGTCTGATGTATCTATTAGTTTTGTTGATGTTGTTGGCGCAGGCTCTGCGGCTGATGGCATTTTAGTAGCTCTACGCGCTGCTGGCTATAACTTGCCCACTGATGCAACTACTCCAGTCGCTGCAGATGATGCCGGTAGTGACAACTTCACTACGGTCAGCAAGCATTCTATGGTTACGGCTTTAGGTGGATGTGTCATTAGTCAAGTCAACTCTGAAGGTAATGTTGTCGAGACTTGGACATTAAACAATCCTTGGATCAAAAGCATCAGCGTTGGCTCTCTTGACTATGGTAGCGAAGAGTTATTGTCAGTCGACATCTCGCTTCAATATGATTGGGCTACGTACGAAAGACCCAGCACTGCAGAAGATGTTGCAGAAGCCGTTCCGGATCTCGCTCCCGGCGGCAAACTTTGGGGATAATAAATCCTTAACAAACCCACACAATATTATATAATAGTATTACAATCATTCTAAAAAGAGGTGTGAATGGCTAGAAATAATGAGCAAAGGACTGGCGCTATGCCACCTGCCGACGCTCCTGTAACTGAACCCGTACAACCAACGGAAGCTGCAAGCCCTGCGGCTACACTTTCATACGTTGTACCAACTGAATTTGTCGAGCTTCCCAGCAGAGGCAGATATTATGCGGAAACGCATCCACTTTATAACGAAGAAGTGGTTGAGATTCGCCACATGACAGCGAAAGACGAGGATATTTTAACTTCGGCTTCGCTACTTAAGAAAGGTATCGCAATCGACCGATTGGTACGTAGTATCTTGGTCGACAAGACCATTGATCCTAACAGTCTTCTTATAGGCGACCGCAATGCCATCTTGTTAAAAACAAGAATTCATGCTTATTCTTCTCAGTATGCGGTAACCGTTGTGTGCCCACACTGTCTAGAGTCTGCAGAACATACATTTGACTTGTTAGCTTGTGGAGTCAATCACGGAGACGAACAAGGTGAACTATCGGATGATATTTCTGGACCCGATGAGCAGGGATTCTTTGATATCACATTGCCACTTACAAAGGTTGTGGCTAAGGTGAGATTGTTGAACGCAGGTGTTGAAAACGCAATTGCAAAGGAAGTTGAAAAACGTCGAAAAAATAAAATGGAGGAAAACTCTGTAACCTTCCAGCTTAAACAGCTTATCTACTCCCTCAATGGAGAGACCAACAGGGCACAGATTGAGCAATTTATCGAAAATATGCCTACAGTTGATTCGCATTATTTGAGAGGGGCATACGCCAAACTTGTACCTAATGTCGATATGGTACAGGACTTTACTTGTTCAGCCTGTGATAAAACATCACAACTGGAGGTTCCGTTTACAGCGGAGTTTTTTTGGCCTAACCGATGATTACATGGCATCGGTTTATGAGCAGTTTTTTATTTTAAAGCACCATGGTGGCTGGAGTTTCATTGAGGCTTACAACTTACCGGTTGCTTTGAGAAGATGGTTCTTGGAGAGGTTAACAAAACACTTTGAGGACGAAGAGAAGGCCATGAAAAAGGCCGCAAACAAAAGCAAGAGATCATAACACAGTGCAATTCTGAAAAAGCTGGGCAGCCCCCAGCTTTTTCTTTTTGTTCGAACTAATTATTTAGGAGATAATCACTATGCAGAAGCTTAATGAAGATAAAATTGGACCTGTTGTACTGGATCTAAACGCTGCAGCGTCTGGCCAGCTACAAGAGGGCGGACCTTTAAGGATCCTTGGCTGGGCGATTGAGACCATACTTGGCAAGATGTTTGGCACCGGCGGTCCTGTACCGGTGGAAGTGCGCGGAACTCCAGATCAGATTAATTCGTTTACGCGTGTCCTTGCAAGTGAGAAAAACTATATAGAGAATTGGAAAAAATATGGTTTAGACGACCCTAAGACGTATAAGAGTAAAGGCTTTTTACAGAAAGCAATTAACAAATTCGAACGAGCTACTAAGTTGAAGTGGCCATTTTAATCAGGGGGTATGCATAGATGGCAAACGGCGAAGGCCCCAAGCCGGGTGATAAGAAAGGTTACGAAGAGTTAATAGCTGTAGCCGAGCAAGCCCGTAAAGAAGCAGAGCTATCGGCTGCTGCGTATGAACGTTTATCTGGCACTCTTAAAAGTTCGTCGGCATCTGCTGAATATTTTGCAAAAGCCAACCAGCAGAAAGTCAAAGCGATGGAAGCGTCAATTTCTGCCACGCAAATGATGATTCAAGCCGCAGCTGAAGCCGGCGAATCCACGGAAGCACTTGCGCAGAAGATGGAAGATTACCAGAATCGCTTGACGGCGTTGAAAGGTGAGC